ACTTTCCAGGAGGTTGAAGCCATCGACAGCCTTGATGGTAACGGTGTACGGTGGCGCAGTGAAGGTTTCGGAATAGAGGTCGGCAGTGACAAAGCCACGCCAATAGAGTGCGCCAGAACGGAAGATAGAAACGCGGAACTGACGAGCATCGGAAGTGAAGAGGGACAGATAATGGAAGTTGTCCTTGCAGAGGATATTGATGGTGGCTTCGGAAGCCTTAACGGGAGCATAGAACTCATCGCCACGCGCCTCCCAGGTAATGATGATAGGCTCATCGCCAGCGAAGGTCATCTCCTCGTAGCCACCACTGTAACCACGCTCGGCAATCTCCACGCGCCACAAGATATTGTGGTGCTTGCTGCGCATCTCCGCCCAATATTTAAGTCCGAATTCTGCCATTTATCACATCTTTGCGATAAAGGTAGATTCTCATCGGGCGACAAGAGATGACCATAGGTCACCTATAAAAATGAGCAATCACCGTTTTTGGAAAAATGTAAAAATCGAGGGTGTTTTATTTTGGAAAATTGTAGAATTTGCTATATATTTGCTTTGTAAAAATGCAAAAGGTTATGCTGGAAAGAAAAATATCACGTTACATTGAGCACTTCTATGAGGTGAATAAAGGCGCACTACTGCTTGCTGGAGCGCGTCAGATCGGTAAAACATATTCGATAAGAAAGTTTGCCGAAAAGCACTTCAAGAGTTTTATCGAGATTAACTTCGTAGAGACACCAGAGGCAGTTGAAATCTTCTCGACAGCCAAGAATAGCAACGACATATTATTGCGTCTATCGGCATTGACAGACAAACCTCTAATCAAGGGCGATACGATAATCTTCTTTGATGAGGTGCAAAAGTGTCCAGAGATTGTGACAGCGATAAAATTTCTCGTTGATGACGGTAGATATCGTTACATATTGAGTGGCTCGTTGCTCGGTGTAGAGCTTAATAATCTTCGATCTGTACCAGTGGGTTATATGGACATAAAAGATATGTATCCGCTGGATCTCGAAGAGTTTATGTGGGCAGTTGGTGTGAATAAGGATATTATTGCGGCACTAAAATCGGCTTGGGAAAACAAACAACCCGTAGATGATTTTATTCATCGTAAGATGATGGAGGTCTTTCGTTTGTATCTCATCGTGGGAGGTATGCCAGATGCTGTCAACGCCTACAATGCGAACAACAACCTCCAGGATGTAATGGAAAAACAGAAGGAGATAATTCGTTTGTATCGCAAAGATATCTCGCAGTATGATTCTGCACGGCAACTGAGTATTAAAGAGGTCTTTGACCTAATTCCATCGGAGCTTAACTCTAAAAACAAACGCTTTATCATTAAAGACCTTAACGAGAAGGCCCGAATGGATAAGTATAAAGACGAGTTTTTGTGGCTAAAGGATGCAGGAGTCGCCATACCTGTATATAATATAGAGGAGCCAAAGTCTCCTTTGAAATTGGCAAGTTTGAGAAATCTATTCAAACTATTCTCAAATGATGTAGGCTTGTTGGCGTGCCAATACTCAGATGGTCTTCAATTGAAGATATTGACGGGCGATGACACTATTAACCACGGCTCTATCTTCGAGAATGTTGTAGCGCAAGAGCTACTCGCCCACGGATTTAATGAACTGTATTACTACAATAGCAAGAAGATGGGAGAGGTTGATTTTGTAGTAGAACTAAACGGAGAGGTGTTCCCTATCGAGGTTAAATCTGGTAAGGACTATGCTCGTCATCGTGCGCTTAATAATATCCTTGATTGTGATGAATACACCATCCCAGAGGCTATTGTCTTGTGTAACGATAACTACTCGGTTAAAGGGAAGGTTACTTATGTCCCAATCTATATGATGATGTTTATTCACAAGCGTGATGATGCACCAACCTTATACAAAGTCGACCTTTCTGGATTGAATTAAACACAAATGCCGCCTGCAATGTCGATGCTATTGCAGGCGGTATTTCTTTGTGTAATTACTATTCTATTACGATAAACTTGTCGGCTTCGGGGATTATCGCCAGTCCGCCCCAAGTGCCATGAAGCTGACCGATGGCATCTATATCCTCAATCACGCCCTCCTTGCCATCGTAGCGGTTGTCCTCGCCTTCGAGATGGATGATCCTAATGCGCTGTCCTACCTTGTAGGGACTTTCGCGTTGCTGTTTTGTCTGGTGCATATTGTTGTGTTTTTAAGCGTTAAACCAATCTTCAAATCGCTCGAAGAAGAGCAGCTGGGTGCGTGGACTCATCATATCGTAGTTGCGCATAACTGCCTCTCGCGCCCTGGTGTTCCACTCGGCAGGGTCTTTAATGTCGGGGAAGTATATCGAGTCCACCTGGACATCATCGTACTCATCGAGCATCTCGCGTGACGCTCTCGCAAGGTCGCGCACCTCGTCTGTTGCCTGCACCCAGCTCGTTGCATCGGTTGGGAACTGCTCCAGGAATTTTTCTATCTTGTTCAGCATAGTCGTTAGGTATTAAAAGTTTGTGCCAAGTTTCTTATTTACTCTGTCGATGAGCTTCTGCTCTGCCTCTGCCATCTTGCCCTCCTCGATGCGTGTAGAGTAGCGGGCAACAACCTGGCGTGTCTCTATGTCCAACACTATAATTACCAGGCGGTAGTATCGTGCTTGTGCGAAGTGGTAGTCGAGTTTTGCAATGTAAGCCATATCCTTGTTGTATTAAGTGTTACTCTTCGAGTGCCCAACGCTGCTCCAGGAGAGCGCGGTGCTCCTTGTTAATCTGCTCGGTGCGCTCCTTCAACTTGGTGTATTCGGGTGAGAGTCGCTTGAACTCAGCGGTCAGCTCGTCAGCGCGTTTCTTGATGGTTGCGAACTCAGCCTCAAGGCGGTCAAGCTGGCGGTCAATTTTTGCGATCTCTTTTGCGTTCTTGGTCTTCATAATTCACTCTGTTTTAGTTGTTTATCGTAGTGCAAACATAACATCACTATTTGGAACACGCAAGTTAATTCGGGTTTATTTTCAATAAATAACGACTTTATTTTCAATGTGTTAGAGAGCCAGAGCCAGCCCCTTGCGGGGTTGGCTCGGCATCCTGGTTTTAAGCCTCCAGGTAGGCGATGTTTGACATCCTCTCGTAGAGGTCTTGTCCGAGTCGAAGCTTGGTTGCTATGTACTCTTCGCGTTCTGCTATGGGGAAGCGTCTTTCAAGTGACTGCTTGCAATCCTCGATGTACTTCTCAAGCCACTCGGCATCGCGGTTAAACTGTCGCTGGACGCTTCGTTCAATGGCGATGCACTTGTTGAGTTCCCTGCGGTATGCTTCGCGATCCTTCTCCCACTGCTCAACGCTATAACTCTTGGCTACAATCGCTTGATTGAGGAGCTGCCCATGCATGCCCTTGCCGATCAAGTCAACTCGTCCGAAGTAGAACTGCCCGTCAATGGTGCAGGCGATGTAGTGTCCGCGAGTCGATGTGCGCTTGGAAATGGTGTTGTTGTTTTCGTCCTTTACCTCGTAGAGGAATTTGCCGTTTTTAAGCTCGGTCTTTGTCAATCTGTAGGTCTTCATAACTCACTCTGTTTTAGTTGTTTATTGTAGTGCAAACATAACATCACTATTCGGAACACGCAAGTATTATCCCCTTTATTTTCAATAAGTTAAGCACTTTTTACAACACTCCAAGTGAGTGGAGCCGACCTCTTGCGAAGTCGGCTCCTGCCTGCGTGCTTGTTCTTGCATCAGGCAGCGAAGACCTTGAGTAGGTTATGCTTGTAGTGGATTCGATATCTGATCTTGAATCTCCTTAATCTGCTTGAAGAAGGCTTCTGACTGCTCTTGGTATTCCATCATTGTCTGTTTGATCCATTCGCAGAGGTCGGTGGATGCAAAGAGTTGACCGATGCCGATGTAGAATCTTGAACGCTCGCCCTCGGTGTTACCACCCAGGAGGTCGGTCGAGCCGCAAGTACCTACATTTATCTCGAAGCGTTGTTTCTCCTTCCAGATGTCAAGTGAGCAGTATATATCTGCCGTTTGTCCGAAGTAGAACTTGCCAGGTATCTCTGGGTGGCAAATGCCAATTTCAAGGTAGGTATTGCGGAGTGTTCCTACTCCCCAATGAGCACCAAGCCTATGCTTAATCTGCTCATCAAGTGTGCGGATCGTCTCATCTTCCAACTCCTGCCACTTGTTGGTAATAACCTCGACTGCTTGCTGTCGTTCTGCTTTATATGCCTTTCCCTCTTCGGTTGCGTAGTAAGCCTCGGTGCGCTCTTTGATCTGGGTGTCGAGCTTGGCTTTCTCCAACGACTCTTTCAGACCTTTAAGCTGCTCCTCCAATTCGTACACCTTGTTGGTTTTTACCTCCAATTGGTACATATGGCTATTGTAGTAGTCTTCAGGCATCACAGCCTCCTGTCCTTTGAGTGTTCGGAGTTCGTAGCGAACTTCGGCAATCTCCATTACAAGCTTCTCTTTGCGTGTCATAATCTATTCAGTATTAAGTGTTTAACTCTGCTTTATTGTAGTGCAAACATAACATCACATTTTGGAACACGCAAGTTAATTTGCAAGAATCTGCAATACATTAAGCACTTTATTTTCAATATGTTAGAACAGTCGCTGTGTGTTATCGTAGTCGTCCATCTTTTGCTCGATTTGTGGGAATGTACGACCATAGACAAAACCCTCGGAACTCTTGTTCTCCACCTTCGATAGTATCTGCAATTCGTGCCATAGGTGCGGGTGCTTTTTGCGTAGGTCGCAGAATACGGGAATGCGGCAGTTCGGGCAAAACCAGCACCCTCCACGATGTGCGGTCTGATATAATGGCGAGAGCAGTCCGTACTCCTCACACTTGCGCCATGCATCGGCTTCGGTGTAACCATACTTCTCCAGCAGGCTGACCTTGCGGATATATCCCTTATCCTTCATTCTGGCGAGACGCCTTGGCTCGTCCAGCGCGATGCCTACATATTGCACTACGCCTCTGTCACGATACTGCTTATAGTAGCGGTGGATGGGTTGTAGTTTGAGGTCGCGGTTGGCGTTACACTTGCCGCCCATCAGCCAGCCACGCTTCATGCCTTTGTGCGTTCCACTCTGTATTATCGTGTGAAAGAGTGTCACATAATCCTTCTCCGAGCGAACGACATCTACCTTAACGCCCAGCTCGGCAAGGCGTGGTATGGCTACCGAGTAGACCCACTCGATGTGTTCGGGTATCTCTCCGCTGATGTTACGGGAGTGGTCAAACATCACTTCGGAGAATACCGCAGCATCAAGAGGATCGTTATGTTCGAGTGCGAGGAGTATGGTGGCGATGCTATCCTTGCCAAAGGAGCACGAGGCAATATAAACGGGATCATCGTATACCTTTGCCATTTAGTAGTTCGTAACAATCCACTCCTCCTGGCGTCTGCGTGAGGTCTTGGATGCGGTGATGGTGCGCTCGATGCGGTGGATAGTCCAGCCGCAACGCTCGACATACTCCTCGATCTTGGGGTGCGGGAACATCGTCAGCATAAACTTACCCTTGACCTGCGACAGCGTTTCGAGCAGCTTGGAGAAATCCTCCTCGTTGAATGCTCCGTTGTAGTGTCCGCAGTCCGTTCCAACATAGGGCGGATCAACAAAGTGGAACGCCTCCTCGCAGTCGTAGCGTTTGATGAGGTTTGTGCCATCCTCACACTCGATGGTCACATAGTCGAGCCTGCCGCAGAGCTCCTCGGTAAAGGCATCCTTGGCGTTGCGTAGCTTCTGCGTTGTCGTTCCTGTGCGGTCGTAGCCGAAAGTGCCGTCAAGCATCGATGCGAAGCCGAGCTTCGAGCATACCCACACTGCCCAGGCACGCTCTACGGGAGTGAAGAACTGCGGGTGAGAGTTGATATGCTTGGCGTGGGCGTGTATCTCGCGGCTGTGGAGCGTGGCATCGATAAGCTCTTTGAGGGCGGGATACTTGCGCTGCGCCACCTGGTAGAAGTTGACAAGCTCGGTGTTGATGTCGTTGATGACCTCGCACTTTGCAGGCTCCTTAGCGAAGAGCACTGCGCAGCCACCGCAGAACGCCTCGGTGTAGAGTGCGTGTTCGGGGATCAGCGGGAGGATGTGTTTGAGGAGGGTTTGCTTACCTCCGTAGTAGGATATCGGTGTTTTCATAGGTTGGGGTTTACTTAAATTTCAAAATCGCGATTATGAGTAGCAATAGAGCCAGGCAGCCTGCACACCACTTGAGCCACGATGAGCCGCTGGTGTTTGGGGACTCTTCGAGCGAGGACTGCTCATCGCACCTTGCAGCAGTGTTTATGCGGCTGTGCGAGAGTGAGTCGGTATTGGATTTACTCTCTGTCCCATTCACGAGCTCGGTCTTTGTGATGCGCTTGACCGCACCACGCTGGGGCGTTGTCCTTCGGGGTGCGACCGCTTCGGGACTCTTTCCAGGCTTGGCAATCGGCTCTTCGGGCATAGGTTGCGGTGGATAGAACTCCACCTCGGTCTGCGTGAGCGTTGTGATGCTGCGCTCAATCTCGGAGCGTATCAGCCTGGTAAGTGTTGAGTCCGCAATGGCGACATCGATGTGCCGCTCCGTCTGCGCATTTTTCAGTGGCGAACATCCCAGCGTGGCTGTGGCAAGTGTTAGCGTTATTACTTTTCGATACATTGCATTATTTCGTTTACGCGCTCTCTGCGCTCTTCAATAGAAAGGTCTGGTGGTGTTGAGTCAGCCTTATCCCAGGGCAGCGGGTACATCTCGTGCATAGGCTTGCGGTCTTTCTTGTCGAGCTGAATGGATGTCAGCACCCACGCCTCCCAGCGTGTTCGCTCCCAGGCTTGCTGCTGCAGCTCCACCTGGCGGCTCGACCAGCCGACCCAGGCGTAGTAGAACTCGGCAGCGGTCATCAACTCGAACTCCTGGGGACGCATTCCCATCTGCCCAACGGCAATGGAGTACCATAACTCGTAGGTTACTTTTGTCTCCTCTTGGTCGTTGGGCGTTTCGAGTTTTTTGGGAGCTTGCCGAGCCTCTCCGCCAGCGGTGTGATGCTCTCCACGAACATCTCGCTTACGATGAGTATCAACTCTGGCTCCTCCTCGAAGATGTCCCACACATCGTTCTCGGTAAAGCGGTGGTCGCTGCCAGCACGCTCCGCGCCATCGTTCAGACCCATCACAGCCAGATCTACAATCGCATCAAACGATGCCAGGGCATTCTTGGCTGTAAGGATGTCCGAGAACTCCTCGTTCCGCATTATGGCAAAGCGGTTGAGCGTGCGCAGTCCGAAGTGTATCGGGTAGGCTTTACCCTTGATAGTAATATCTGCCATAATCTTTAAGCATTAGCGGGCGTGAGGTCGCCACTACCCGAAAGTGAGAAGTTGTAGATCGAGTTATCGCCCGCAGGCGTTGAGAGCGAGAATGAGGTGATGTATCCCTCGCCAGAGTAGGTCTTCTTGAGTCCCGATACGGGCGACTTCAAGACCACCTTGACGAGCTTCTTGGAAAGCACCAGCGCGAGGACATCCTCCGAGGAGTG